TGAAAGAGGTGTGGAGTTAATTGCTATAGGATATGCGCCAACTAAAGTATAACTATTTGCAGTCCCATAACCATCCTTTTCAAACTTGGTAATAAATACCTGCCCTCTATATGTGGACGGATAATTCATTCTATAAGATGCAGCAACATTCTTATATGCACTAGTGTCCGTTTGATTAGAAATCCAATCCATCCAACTTTCAAAGAAATCAATCACTTTATAGTTTCTATCAACATAAAATGTCATCGTCATGGTGGTGTCAAAAGAACGACGATTTACCATCTTTTCTGTTACACCAGCATAATTATTAGTCACTTCTGCCGTTTGAAGACTTGTACCTGGAAGACTTACAGAATTACATAAGAGTTCAATATTCGGTGAGTCTAGATTAAAATTAAAACCTCTTGTGTTCATGAGTCCTATCACCTCTGGTGGAGGACTCATCTTAATTTGATATACAGAAGTTTGAGCAAGATGCATTATCCTACTCTTTAGGTCTGACGTTCTTACACCATTAGGTAATGCACCAGCCATCTATAAATACACTTGACTATTATATACTATGTATAAGGAATGGGTGAAAGTATTAAGTCTAGATTTAAACCTTCAAATCCCAAAAAATACATGGGCGATCCCAACAATATTATTTGTAGAAGTTCATGGGAGAGGGTTTTCTGTAACTGGTGCGATAAGAGAGAAGATGTAGTCAAATGGGCAAGTGAAGAGTTTTCAATCCCATATGTTTCTCCTAAAGACAACAGAGTTCATAGGTATTATCCAGACTATCTAATTGAAGTTAAAGAAACAAGTGGTAAGATAAAGAAGTATATTGTAGAAGTAAAACCAAAGAAACAAACACTACCTCCCAAGAAACCACAGAGACAGACAAAATCTTTTATTATGGAAACTGTAACTTATGCAGTCAATCAGGCAAAGTGGAATGCTGCTAGGGACTTTGCGTTAGATAATGGATGTGAATTTAAGATTATCACCGAAGACGAATTAGGCATTAAAACTAATGGAACAAGAAGATTATCTGGCAAGCGACACACAAAGAGTAGAAAACCTGGTAGATAAGATCAGAACTTCTGGTGGTCCAGATGATATGTTTCTGGAAATAATGCAAATATTGACAACCAAAGATTTGGTCCCAGAAGTTGGTAAATACTACACATTCATATATCAACCAAAAACACCAAGAATCAGATATGATGAGTTTCCTTTAATTGCATGTGTTGGTGTTTATAAGTGGGGATTTAAAGGTATTAACTACCATTGGGAAGATTTTAGAAACTATACCTGGCAAGAAGTCGCAAATAATGACCTACTTGTCGTGTATCCAAATGAATTGCAAGATATGAGGTCTATACCTTATCAAAAATTTAGGATAAATAACTAAACTGGATGGACCCTAGTTAATGGCCATAATTACACAATATAGAACCTGGAACGGTATTCAAACCGAACAAAAGGTAAATACCGAAACTGGGAGAATAGAAGTTTTTGCAATTGGTTCTGGACTTTTTGGTGTAGATGTACTAATTGCATCAAGTGAAGGAAAGGGTAGTGATTGGAAATTAAATAATCCTCAAAGTTTTACAGATGTATATAATAGAAGAAATCATACTCGGAGTTCTGTTAAAGAAGTTGAGAGAGCATTCTTTTTAAAGGATTATAAAGTTTTGAATGGTGGTAGGGCTGAGGTATTAAAGAATCCCGAAAATTTTCCTAGCTATCGAGACTATGTAGTTGCAAGTCAAAGATTTTTTGATCAAAAGACACCAGGTATTACTGATCCAAAAACTAGACAGACAGTCAGTCCTGCTACCGGTAAAGAAACTGAACTAGAAGTAATACCATTTGTCAAACCAGGTAATCAAACAGAAATACAAGAAGAACCACCATCATCTCGTTCAACGGCAAATGGTCAGGTGATAACTGCAGATAAAAACGCAGCAGAACAGGATTCAAAACCTATACCTCCATCAACACCGATCAAACCTGCATTTGAAAGTGTAAAGGTTTTAAGGTATCCTCTTGGTAACTTAGAAGCTGCCGGAGATATTGCAGGCATTACCTATGATTACATTAAAATAAGCATCCAAGACTGGGTGAGTTCTATTAGTTCTAATACTTTTAATAATAAAGGTGAAATTAAAAAGGAAAATAAGGGTAAAATTATATTTAATGAAGACGCAGTATCTAGATACAAAGAGACAAAAGGAAATCTTAAAACGATTATTCTTCCAATGACCAACGGTTTAGGAACACAAAATGGTATTAGTTGGGGAGAAAGTAATGGAAATTCACTTGAGTTAGCATTGGCAGCTGGTGTTGGTGATTTACTGAAGGGTGTTTCTGAAGCAGAATTTAAAGATAAAATAAAAGCAGCAGCGAGCAGTGTAGGAAATAGTCTTAACACTGCCAAAGGATTTATTGTTGAGGGAAACAATCAACGAGATGGAGTTGCAGCACTTCTTGCTGGATATGTTATAGGAAACACATCTTTTGCCACACGAACAAGTGGTCTCACGATCAACCCAAATATGGAACTTCTCTTTAGTGGTCCAAAATTGAGATCATTTGGGTTCCAATTTGAATTTGCACCAAGATTCAGAGAAGAGGCAGAACAGGTTAGAGAAATTATTAAAACATTCAAAAAGTTCTCTGCCCCAGTTATTGGTAATGCTGGAGATATCTTCCTCAAAACACCAAAAATATTTCAGTTAGAGTACATATATAATGGAGATGGTAGTGATACCGCCGATGGTACCACTCATCCATACTTAAATAAAATTAAACCTTGTGCTCTTACTAACGTTGGTGTGAATTATACACCAAATGGTACATACATGACATATGCTGGTAAGGCTGGTGGTGGCTCTATGGTACAAACTACACTTACTCTAAGTTTCAGTGAACTTGAACCAATTTACAATATTGATTATGACGACGGCCACCCAACAGGTTACTAAAAATGGCAACACCATACTTTAGATATGTTCCTAACTTTGAGTATGTCAATAGGCTCAGAGATAATAAGACTATATCTGCATATATTCAAACCAAAAACCTCTTCAAGAGAGGTGTTCTTCGTGAAGACATATTTACAGATTTATCATATTTTACGAAATACTCTATAGTTGGTGATGATAGACCAGATAATGTTGCATATGAATATTATGGTTCTCAATATTATGATTGGTTAGTTCTTCTTTGTAACAATGTAATTCACTTTCAAGACGAATGGCCACTATCTCAAAAGTCATTTGAAAACTACTTAGATACAAAATACGTTACCCAACAAAATCTTTTCGCAACTCATCATTATGAGACTATTGAAGTAAAAGACCAATCTGGGTTTGTTATAGTTCCAAAAGGTCTTGAAGTTGATAAAGATTTTAGTATTACTTATTACGATACCAAGTTAGGAAGTGAATTGACAAAGACTGGTATTACTCAAGAATTTACAAATTATGATTATGAAGTAAAAAGAGACGATGAAAAGAGAAATATTTTTCTTCTAAAAGAGGAATACGTCAATGTTATTGAAAGAGACCTCAGAGGATCAATGATTTATAAGAAGGGAAGTAGTCAATACGTCGATAAGAGACTGGTAAGAGGAGAGAACATTAGATTGTTCCAATAAAAAAAGTAAAGGGGCCAATTTTTCCTGAGAAAAATTAAAGCCCCTTTTTTGGATTCAATTGCCGATTTTGGTATTACCTATATAAATAACTAGGTTAGTGAAGTAAGTAGAAATGTATTACACCTATGCATACCTGAGAGAAGATGGGTCGCCATACTATATTGGAAAGGGAACTGGTAGAAGAATTGATAGTATCTACCATAGAGTATCAGTGCCACCTGTTGAAAGAAGATTGAAGTTGAAAGTCAATCTAACAGAGGAAGAGGCTTTTAGGCATGAGATGTATATGATTAGTGTCTATGGCAGAAAAGATTTAGGCACAGGTATTCTAACCAATATGAGTGATGGTGGAGAGGGTAATAGTGGATACAAACATAGTGAAGAAAGAAGAGGGAAAATGTCTAAGGCGTTGAAAGGTCGCCCTAAGAGTGAAGAATGGAAGGCAAAGATGAGAGAGGTAATGAAGGGGAAGAATAAAGGTAAGAAGATGTCAGAGGAACAGAAGAAAGCGATAAGTAAAACAATGTCTGGTAAAAAGAAAAAAGGTTGGAGTGAGGAGGCTAAAAGGCGACAGAG